CTAGTTTTATCATTCTTCTTCTGATTATAACAGTAATCTGACTGTGCTACCAGTCTTTGTTCTGATCCACGACTATCCATAGTAGCTCTCCAAACAGCACCAACATATACATCTAGATATTCGTTAACTACATTACAAAATACATCAATATCTTCTTCATCATCCAATCTTGCGAACTTACAGTATGGTGAAAAAATAGTACCCCATGAAGGGATCTCTCTATTGTGTTTAAAACTATAGTATCTACTAATATCAGCAATATCTTCATAGATTGAATGTTCTATACCATCTACAGGAGAGATATCAGTAATAGCAGCAATAACCTTACTCTTAGTAGCTACAATATCAGTACCAAAAATAGGTAAATTAAACTCAGGATCTGGATACCAGATACAGTGAAGAATATCTAATTGTCCTAGACTAGCAATTTCCATATGTACCTTACGTAATCCAGTACACACATACATGTCATTTTCGATGGTTAAATTACCAGCATCTTTTTCTTTATAGACTTCTCTAAACTTATCATCAACATCCATTTCCTCTATGTTTGGTAGAGACTCTTGATGTTTACGAATAATACCAGATAAGTCATTAATTGGTTGTCTTTCCATATATTATAATTTTAGCGACGGAAGAATTGGATCAATTACCCCAATAAATCGAAGAAGACCCTCAGCAAAAAGTGCAAGAACAACCCAACCAACACACACAGAGATAATTGTAGCATTACGATTATGTTTTCGTATGGCATCATCAATCATCTCCTGACATTCTTGTTTGGTTACCCACTCAGGTGGCTTCATATCCTCAGAATAATCCTTAAACATCTTCATTATACCAGAAATCCTCCCATTCTGTAAACGTTTGTTAAACTCCAAGACACTAAACCTATAACCAAACTGAATATAATTGTTGCTGATATACTAGTTTCTGGTTTCATTTCTTTCTTTCCAAAGTTCTAGGAAATACCGATCGACTAAATATAGATCACCTTGGGGTGGTTGCTCTTCAATTTTAGACCATTCGTGACAAAGGTCTCTCATCTCATATGTTATTCTATTTGGTGTAAACATTCTAGCGAGTGATGACATGGCAAACGCACGCCTCATCTTAATGCGCTGTTCCATTTCCGTCATATTTTTCACTTTCATATAAGACACCAGCAAAAATCATTTAACGTTTCCTGGTGATTCTAACAAACAATATTCGTTTTCGTATTGTTCCAGTTTTGTCAACAAATGCTCATACTGATCCCACATGTATTCTGATCCAGTATAGTCTTTGTACAATTCACACGCTTTTTTTAACCGAGCGAGGTCATCCGAATTAAATCTCATTGCGGCAGCAAGTAGTTCTAAGTTATAATTATAACACGGAATGGTTCATTAATCCTGCTGTCAGGATCCCGTGACGTTTTCTTGCTAGTCCTCCTGACTTTTTGGTTCAGGCTGCTCCTTTAAAGTTTTTGATGGCGTACTGGTCCCAGTATTCAACTCCGAATCGGCAGACATCTCTAGTCTCCCACTTTTCACATCCAGGGCAGTAACGTTTTTCTGCTGCTTCGGTGATGTCAATACGTAGTTGTTTAAAGGACTTCATATTTATTCAGACTCTTCTTGTTTATTTATTTGCTTTAGCATCTTCTGTAGGTCTGATGTACTGCCAACAAATAAATTGTTAGTGGTCTTACTATTCACAGAGCTCTTTGTAGGTGCTTCAAGATCTTTCATTTTCTTCTGTAGATCAAGTAGTTTATCAGTGGCGTCTGCTACCTGCTTCATGGCATTCACAGCGACTTCATACGCTCTAGGGTGCCCTGACTCCTGAGCAACCTCTAACGCCCCATCTAACGCCTCTCTGCCCTTATCTATAAGTGAGTATAGAGACCCTCTGGTATACTCATAGTCTTTAGTCTGATCGTCTTTATCTGCTTTTGGTGGTACGGGTTTAGATGGTTCGATATCAGTAGATTCAACTTCAATGTCAAATAGATCTTCCATATTATTCTCAAATTTTGTCATAAAATATCAATACCCTCATTAAATCCAAAGTCATCTGTACTGATAATTAGTTCATCATCAGCTGCTGTAATCTGTCCGTCCGCATTCTTATCTTCTAATGCCTTTGGACTGTAACTGTAAGCAGCACTTCTTCTACTAGCAGCAAGGTCTCCAACTGATTCGTAGATAATAGCTTTACGGATAATTCCTGTATTAGTATAAGGACCGTAGATGTAAGACTTAGCAGTAAAGTTTAGTGTCCATACAATGCTTCTACGATCTAAAAAACTATCATCCCAGTCATCTTCATAATTAATATTGTTTAATACAATAGCAATATCTTTTTTCTCATCCATGTCTGTGACCATGTTGAGAGTAATATTAAAATTGGGTTGAAAGAACGGCAAGATTTGCTCAAGAATTTGTAAACCATCATCTTGAGATTTACCAATAATTCCTAGTTCAAATGACATGTCATAAGGAACTGGAACATACTGGGTCTTAACTTCTGTACCATCTTCAGCAATAGTGGTTCTGTATTTTTGTACAGGACTTGTCTTACGAGCAGCATCATATGTAATACCAGTCATCTCAAAGTAGAGACGTGGTATTGTGATAGCAATCTTGTTAGCAACATCTGGGTTCTGTTCCAGACGTGTCAAAAATTTCTGCTTAGGTCCATAAGCAAGAGGAACTTTTTCAACCTCCAATACAGCACCTGTATTGGGATCTACTTTTTTAAGTTCAATGTTATTGAATAAAGTACCGAAACCAATTACCGTTTTACGTATAGCTTCGTTATAGAAATGTTGACCAAGCATTAGAATGAATCCATAAAGTTGCCATACTCACCGAAGGGATTAACTTCCCCCCAATCGATAAGGTTATCAGCCTCGTCTTCGATTTCTGAGTTTTGATCGTAGGCGCTGTTGGTATTATTTAGAGTGTTAAATGACTCAGGACTCCAAGTAGCACCTGAAGTTAGACCAGTAACTAGTTCAGCAGTTGTGAAGGTTCCTGTTCTATTGATGACTTCGAGAGCTCTGGTGGTGCTATCCCAGGACTTGACATCTGCTCTATTGTCCTTAGGTGAGTAGTCAATAGTAACACTAGGAGCAGATGTGTACCCAGCGCCACCATCTGTAATGACGACACCAGTAATAAGACCAGTAGCAGAGACCGTAGCAGTACCTGTAGCATCTGTAGTTGCTCCTCCCCCAGAGAATGTAACAGATGGTGGTAGTGATTGATTGTAGTACAAACCAGTGTCTGTCATTACTACACCATCTACAGCATCACCACTAATAGTTGATGTTGCCTTAGCAAGGAACTCGTCACCAGCAATCTCTTCTCCAACAACAAAGTCACCTGATCCACCAGGATCCATAAACAGTTTAATAGAACTAGACTTGATTGTCTCGATTACATCAATTTCAGCAACACCTGTCTCGATGCTATCACTACCAACTTCATAGATCTCGGCAGTCATTGTATAGAACTGGAGCTTGCCCATTTGATAGAATGGTTGCTCTCTTTCTACAAATTTGATTTCATACAAATCTTTCGTCAATGGGAAATACAAAAGATCTCCCTCGTTAGGTCTGTTATCTAACGTGAGGGTAGGAGCATGTTCCGTAACTTCTTCATCCCAACGTCTTGTTGAAACACGAAACTTTACTTCATCTGTAATACGTAGACCAAACTTACTAATAAATTCTGATGTTTCTCCGAATCCTGTTACGTTCTCTAGAAGCATTTCAATTTGAAACTCTTCCTGATACTTTGAATAGATGATGTCATTTAAAGTATTATCTTTCAGGATTGTTCTAGGTAGGTAATAGATATCCGATCCGAACAGTTGAATCTGCTCGTCAACGAGATCCTGTACGAGATTTTGCTCACCAGAAAAACCGCTATAGTAAGTGGGAAAGTAAGGACTAGTAGGCATTTTATCCGATCACATCAAATAATGGGGTGGAATACTTGGACAGCATTTCTGACTCAAGTACTTGAACTTCTTTGTTGCCATCTTCCCAGATCTGGCGACCGTTTAGGGTGACTCCACCAGGAAGTTGAACATTGTTGAACTTAATGAGGTTTGCTCCCCACTGTCTTTTCATTAAAGCTGTGGTGTACCTCTTGAGGAAGGAATCGTTATATACTTGGGTGAATGTGTCAGGATCTATAGCACCCCAACAATCAATTAATAACCAGTTTCCTTCCTTAAGTCTTTGTACATCAATATCAATATAAAGTCTATCTTGTCTCTTTGAAAATCTGTACTGAACAAAAGCACCAGTATTAATAACTTGATCTAGAGTTTCAAAATACTGTTTGACCATATAGAAATTAGTAAGATCAAAGTTCCCCATCTTAAATCCATTGGCAAAGGAGAACATGTCCATCAAGAAATATTGGTTTGTCATACCAAACAAACTATTTCGTACAAAGTTTGATGACACCCCAAATACTTTACTAATACCCATTACATGATCAGGGATTTCTAGAAAATTCTTTCTATGTTCCCAACCAGTAGCATCAGGATTTGTAGTTGACGTAACTTCATTCTGTGTAGTAAATCTAGTGATGTCTGTATCAGTAATGTTGTGCTTAAGATACATTTGCTCAAGCCCATCAAAATGATGTTCGTGATAAAACTGAATAGCATCATCAACGATATCACTTGCTTGTTCATCAGCAATGTTAATTTGTAGTACAGGAGCACCCAATTGACGTTTACAATAATCAATTAGTTCCGACCTACTGCTTGGTGATGACATGTATCTTACACAAAGTCCCTGTTATTATTTAGGAGATGGGATATTGGGTTTTATACCAAAGCATTTGAAAACTCATTTTAAAAATCCATTGAATGTAATTCTATCACACTTCCAATTAGTATTAAAGTATGGTATGTGCCATACGTTACCCTCATACAGTAGGAGAGTGTTGTACTCATGTGGTTCTATATGATACAACTCCCAACCCTTCCTATCATAAGTAGATGGATCCAAAACAGTCATTGTAACATCCATATTTCTTGCTCTTAAATGTCTGTAGTTGAGATCCGAGCAAATATGTTCCATACCAGTTTCAATATGACGACAGAAACCAGTACCATTATCAGTTCCTTCTAATTCTTCATTTGTATTCAGTGGCACCACAGCAGCATAATGTATCCAATCTACATGTGGGTACATACTCATGGTTCTACATTCAGTTCCTGGTTTATATTTTTGAATACTAAAAATGCTAATTTTATGATTGTGTAAGATTGTTACTGGAGCAGCCATCCTTTCAAGTAACAAAGTCCTGAAGGGAACGAAAAATCTCAGATCAACTCCACCTACCCTAGATGTGTATCCAGGAATAGCAGAAATTTCTCCCATGATAGTGCTTTTGAAATCTGCTTGCAATCCAACTTCTCTAACCTTATCAGGATTAGAAAAGAAATTTTTAACCTTTAGCAATCTATTTTGAGATTGCCCAATATGAATAACATCGACCTCCCAAGAAGAGGGGTCGATGTCAAACTCTTTAGCGTTTATCATTCGCCTTCTAAGCGGCCGCTCC